CGAAAGTAACTGACTTAACCCCATCTTTGGGGTTGTTTAAGATGATAGATTTAGCACGAACATAGATATCACCCGCGTCTTGGGTTTGCACATAGTTTGTCATTACAATTCTTCCCCGACATAGATAGTGACTGCCTTCCCAAATACTTTGGTTGAATTTGCAGTCACTCCTAATACTAGATTTGCGCCATTGACTCTGACATAAAATTGATTGGCTGGGTCAATGTCATTATTATAGATGACAATACCATCGCTATTTGTCACTTTAGCTTGCACGGTTTCAATAGTTGTTACGCCATGCGCTACAGTGATTTCACCGGCTTGACTTGGTAGTGTTGCGGTTAGTTTGCGCCAACCTTTGGCGTAGGATGCGCTACCGCTTTTTAACGCTGCCCATGTGCCTGTCAGTTTTGGCGTACTGCCATCGTGATAAATTGTGTTTAATTTAAGTGGAAAATTATTATCAGGCGCACCTGAGATTGTAAAAAAATCACCATTTATTACATCGCCACAAATAGCAAATAATCCACCTCCATTTAGACCGCTCACAAGATAATTAAAAAATTGTGGCGTATCTCTGCCGTTAATATTAAATTTAGTATTACTAAAAAAAGCACCACCATTACTACGATGAAACGTATTAAAAATACTTGAACTTTGTTGATAACCATGCACCCCAACGCCAGTTGCTACACCGAAAATGGGCGCGTCACCACCTATTCCAAAATCACCCACCTTTAACAATCTATTTGCGGTTGAGTCTGCTGTGCTAGTCGTAACATTTGCCGTCGCTGCCGTACCTAAACCCAAATTACTCCTAGCCGTTTCCGCATCCTTTGCGCCCGTACCACCTTGCGCTACAGCTATCACGTCTGTTTTGTTGACTTTGTCAGCGTATAGAGACTTGATATCACTAGCTACTGCATTGATAAAGCTATTAATTCTTTCGATTAGCGTCACAATTAAGCCTTAGCGGCTGTATAAGCTGCCACAAAATCTGTATCAGGATTGCCAATGCCAAGATTTGCACAACCTTGCGCTTGCTCGGTTACAGTAAAAGTTTGGGCGGCATCAACACGCACACGCTTGCCCATTTGCGTTGCAATAGTCGCTGCAAAATTTGCGTCATTGCCTAGCGCATCTGCTAATTCTTTAAGCGTATCTAAGGTCGTGCCTGAGCCGTTAATTAACCCACTAATCGCTAAATCAATCGTCTTTTGGGTTTTATCGGCTGACCAAGTGTTGGCAGTGGTTGTTGCGCTGTCATTGATGCTAGTTTTGCTATCAATCGCTTGCTTAAGTTCGTTTAATGCAGCAACCAAATTATTTTTGGCAGTCGTATTTAAGGCAGTCAGTGAGCCTTGGTTGTCGGTTAACTTTTTAATGTCGGTAGCAATGGCTTGTGCCAATGCGGTTATGCGCTCTTGTTGTGTTGCCATAAGATTATCCTTTTGCGAGTATATAGTAGGCTAAAAAATCGGTGTCAGTTGGCTGTGATAGCAGCTTGTTATCACTGCCAAGCTTTAGGTCGTTTGGGTTATCATCACTTATCAGCGATGGCATATCTACAATCGAGCCTAAAAACTCATCAAACGTACCTGTAAACCCTTTTTGTTTAGCTAACTCGTATAAGTCAATGCGCGCTTGCTGAATGACAAATGGATCAAGCGTAGCAGTAATGCTTTCTGCGCGCGTATTGATTGTCGCGTGCAAACTTTGGATTGGCTCGCTAATCACTGCGGTTAAGGTCATGGCGTAATATCCTTCGTGACAATCAAGTTACCGCGCAGCACTGTTTTGACCTCTGAGTCCCGTGTGATTTGTAAGTCATACTGCCCAGTTGTCCATGCAATATCTTTGGTTAACTCATGGCTAAATGTAATTGTGGCAACATTGTTATTAATTAATACATCTGCATAACGCACGGCATCTTTGCCATCAGTAAACCCAAGTGCTACGGTCGCATTGGTCAAATCAACAGGCTCGCCAGCTTCGTCAACAATAGCCACTTCCAGCGTTTTAGTATCACCGCGATAGATGTCGATGGATTGTTTAATCATGGCTAACCTTATTTGCTAATAAAAAACCACCGCTAAGGGTGGTTGGTTTTAATTGTGGCGATTACGCCATACTTGGATTTGGTTTAATTGCAAATGCCGTTTTTAATCAAATAGCCAATGCCAATAAACACAGTGATTAAGCCGACAATATCAGCAATACAGATAATCAGTAATATTTGCCTTTCTGTCATAGCAAAACCTACCCTATAGCCTTCCATTATGCCAATTCGCTAGGCTTACTACCCTGCCAATAGCGAATAAAATCGGGTGCAGCTACAATGCCGTTATCAATGCAATGTTTTTCGTACAAGCTGCCAATTATGGCTACTTCACAGTCTGATAAAGTACCGCCACTGTAAATATAATCATCCAATGCGCGAAAATTCTCAAAGTTATTAACTTTTGCAATGTATTTCCATACCGAAAAATAAAATTCGCCCATGAAGCGCGGTATTGGATTATTTAAATCAAGTGACTGCATAGCAAAACCCTCGTTAGTTTTCGCTATTATATCACAGCTTAATTTGATGCTTTCGCTTGCCTTCAAAACGCTCTCGCATTTCTTTGTGCCGCTGTCCCATTTCTTCCCATTCTTCATTAAATTTCTTGAAGAATTTAAACGCCACCACAAAAACGATAATAGCCATGATGACTGCAAAAATAAGGATTGCTAAGTAGGCGTAACCGATAGCTGTTGCGATGTTGATTAATTCGTTCATGGTTTTTTACTCTAGATAATTAAGTCTGTAATTGTTGGAGTGGTTATAGTAAAACCCTCATCAATTAAACTCATCCGGATTGTCTTCTAAATATTGCTCTGCTTGCGTTATCAAAATCGACAAATCAATAATAGGCTTGTCTAAATACTCAACAATACTTTGCTTGATACGAGCATACGCACTATCAATAGACTTGGCGTTTTGGTAATACTCAATCATCAAGTCACTGATTTTTGAGCGGACTAGATTGTCAAATTTCTCGGTATATTCTTTGGGTGTACTGCCCCAATTACTGCTGTCTGCTTCAACATCGGGCAACTCGTCATCGGGTGTAATACCGCGTGCTTTTGCTTGCTCTTCAGTGAGTGAGCGCGTACTACACCGACATTGATAGCCACATGGTGGATAGTGTGTATCCCAAAACTTATCATCAATGTGCCGAACAACCTTATCCATTAGTAAATGATTGGGTCGAGTACGCACGTCATTAATCGCGTCATATATCAGATAAGGACGATTTTTCTTATTGTCTTGTTGCTGATACCACTTACCGCGATTGTAGGCTGCTTGGATATTAGTGCGAAATATATTTTGCAGCCGATAATCGGGCAAGCTTGGGTCAAAGCCCCCATCTAATGCGGCTTTTTTCCAGTCGTTGAACGTCATGCCGTTGTCGATAGCTTTGTTTACTTGACCGATAATGTGGCTTATTTGGTCAACTTGCGCCATACCTGCGATAGATACCGCCATTTGACGCTGTATATCGGTCATTTGGAGATAGTATTCATCGCCTGGCACTACTTCACGATTGACCGCATACGCTAAGGCTTGGATAAATTTAACATCAAACATTTATTTACCTGTCGTTTCATCAACCAAACCATGCACATCGCTCGCCATTTGACAAGCCGTGACTAGCTGCGCCATTTCGGCATCGCTAAGATTGCCACCTACCAATTCAAACAAGCGGTCAATCATATCCTCTTTGCTATCTGCTTGCTCAATCGCTGCCTTAATTGCTTTGGTATCAATCGGACTTGTTGATTGCTCAAGCGCAAAGTTGCCTAAGTTTTCAAGCTGCTGTTGCTCGTCAGTAAATTGCTGAGTAGCTGCCATCATGCCTTTAGCCAATGCCGTTTTTTGGGTATTGACCTGTGGCAATGGTTGGCTGCCTTCACCTTCAACATAAAAATGCTCTTGGCGCAAATCGTACATATCTGCAAAGTAAGCTTTGGTAAAGCGTACACCTTGACCATATAACACAGTGTCACGGTTAGCACGTTCAAGTTGCAAGCCTTTATCGCTCACCCATTCAAATACTGGCGGCTCAAAACCGTTGGCATAGCAAATCACATCAATAAACTGCTGCACTGCTTTAATCGCGTGTTTGCGGTCACTAGCAAAGATAATCTCTTGTTGCTCTTGATGCACTACGCCTTGACCGTAAGTGCCGCCGCTATCTGTGCCGCTAGTGAGCGTTTGACCCAGCAAATACGTGACAATACGCTTTTTAATCGCATCATCAAACTTAGCAAACGCTTCGCCATTACCGTTTGCGCCAATCGCTGTAACGTCTTCTTTGATGTTTACCGCAAATACGCCACTATTGTGCGCTGTCAGTAGCTGGTCAGCAAACGTCTGCATATCATTTTGGCTAGTTGCGCTTGACTTACCGATAAGTAACGGACTGCCAAAACGCTCTAAAAACTTAGCCCAAAAACGCCAGCCGTTAGTTTTAAAATACCACAGCCAATAGACACGGCTCATTAAAGCCTTGCCGCGCGGATTGTCGTAGCTTGGTTTGTTGCGCTGATACAAATAACGCCATATAAAATCCGTCTGCACAGATAAATTGACCGTATCAAACTGTTTATTTTTACGCCATAACAACCCGTCATTGGTAGGCTCAAACCACTGTAGCGGCTTTGACGTAATCGACTTAACTAGCTTAGTGCCTTGATTAAATAGATTGCGATATTGCGTCTCTGTGATTTTAACGCCATTGTAATCATAACGATAAGTGACATTACCAAACTCATCTTTACCCATCGGGGTTGTGATGACTTGCTGTTGCTCAGTTGACGTCCAAATCATTTCAGCGACATCATAACCGTAAAAGCGGCTATCGAGTGACGCGGTTAAAATCGTCTCTAAGTGTGTCGCTAACTGAGTAAAAACAAATTCAGCAACTAGCCCGTCACTCGGGGATAAAGTAAAGCTTGCATTAGTTAAAGCGTCATAGCGTCTATCAAGGGCTTGGTCAATCTCGTCATCAAACGTCATTGTTTTTAGTGACGCGCGAGAGATACCTGCTTTTTTTAATACCTCGTCTGTATCGACTTTAGCAAATAACTGATTGATGATTGTCGCGTTTGCGTCAACTATCTGCTCTGTTTGTAGTGTGCCGCCCGCAATCACGCGGACGCGCGGCTTTGATAATCTAGCGTCTGCCATGTTTAAAATGTCCTTTGTCCTGCGGTGGCTCTAAATGATTTGGTTGGCTTTTCAATTAGGTGATCAGCAAATACCATCATGACACTATCTGCCATATTGGGTGACTTGGTGCCTGGTGGCGTTTTGTTAATCACAATTTTGCCTGATTTACTTTTGCTGTATGTGGGCTGCGATAGCTCAACTTTGAGCAATGCCAAATCAGCGATATTGCTATCAATGCTGATAATGTCGCTTGGGTTATATGGCATACCTTCAGTAACGGCGCGATGAGTTGCTAGTACACGCTGTCTAAGCGACCACCAAGCCTGAGCCTTTAATTTTTCAAAATTATTGACGTTCTTTTTACCTTCGACCATCTCGCCATCGGGGTCGTGAACACCGGCTGAGCCACGAAATGCAATAGCTTCAACGTCTTTTTGTGCAGGTCTCATTTCATTAATGACACGCACATCACCACGTACGCCAGCGCCTAAACCGTCAGCGTCATATAAAAACTCATTGATACCGAAGTCATTACAGGTATCCACCGCTTTTTGCGATGTGGCAAAAATATCTGAGCCAACGCCGCTCCAAGCATGAATATGGTCAAGCAAAATACCATGACGGCTAGCGATGGCGTTTTGGTCTTTGCCTTCGTCTGCCACATCAAGCGATAGCAGTCGTTGACCACTGACCTCAATAGCTAACTTTTTATGGGCGTCAATAATTGAATTAATCCAAGCGGTAGGCAATACAACCCCTTCAACCGATGCAGCATAGTCCACGTCAACTTCTTGTGCCAAAGTCACGCTATCAAGTGACAGCTTTTGTTTTTCGTACCAAGGGTGGATAAGTTTGCCCTGATATGGCACTTGCCAATTTTTATCGGGGTTCTCCTGCCATGCCATGCTAAAAATATTGTAACGGCCAGAAAACCTGTCTTGATAGAATCGGTTGCCGATACCGTTTGGTGTGCTACCTTTGATATGCACATTAGTATTTTGGCTAATCGCTGCATCAATCGACTCAGCACGCTCTACGAACGCCCATTCATCAAGCAAGTAGATAGATGTTCGACCACCACGGCCAATGTTATCCCCTGCCTCACCGGTCAATGTTGCGCCGTTTGCAGGATTGATAATCCGCATGTAGTTGTCATGCTCATGCTCGTTGTAACCTTTTGGCTTCATCCAATCAGGCAATTTATTAAGCATGTCACGAAATTTGTAAAATAGCGTTTTAGGGTCGCCCTTCTTATCGACCAAATCTTCTTTTCGGCTACCAACGCCAGCGGCAAAACCATCAACAAATAACCATTGGTGAAGGAAAAAACCTAAAATAACGTAACTCATTCCTTCATCACGTGACTTTTCAATTAAGCCGTGTGTTTGGGTAAAGATACGTTCTTGTAGCCATTCAACCATATCTGCTTGACGCGGTCTTAGCACAAATGGGATATTTGGCGGCAAGTTATAAGACAGGCCACGTGGGTCATAGGTCCATACCCAATTATTAAACCAATGCACCGGGTCAGCTTTACATCGCGCCATCTCATCGGCAATCGCTTTGTCACTTTGCTCAATCAGCTGCTTGTAATAAATCCGCCGTAATATTTCTTGTTGTATTTCAGGCAAACGCGTATTGACTGTCCAATCACGGATTAGCTGCGAAATATCTTCAAGATTCATATCAACTCTTAGTGAAATATAACTTTGCCAATTCTTGCGCGTTTAAATCAGCGATGTTCTGCGGTAAATCAATACTATGTTTATGATTCATCTCGCCAGTCTGCTCAACCTTACTATCAACCTTCTGCTGATTGGTGTACTTACCACCCATTTCTTCAGCGACCTGTTTAAGCAAATCAGCCGCTAAAACCATGTTTCCCGATTTCATTGCTTTTTCTATAAGCTCTTGAAGCATTTTGATACGATAGGGCTTATGTGAGACAGCAATCGCCTTTGTTTCTTCTGTCGCTTCTTTTCGGTATTTCTCAAAAAGCTCTAGCCACTTTGGTGCTAAATCTTTATCTCTAGTCAAAGACTCAGGATTGTAGTAACACACCTGTTGACGTGAGACTTCAATACCAAAATTTTCCTTTACAGCGTCAACAATTTGTTGGGGCTTCATAAAGTTCGCAAACCCATATACGATAAAGGCTTGCACCTTACCATTAAGGGTTGCCATATTCTTAAATTCCGAAAGGGAGAGAAAGGATTTTATTTCATCAACTCACCGCCCAATTGCGACAAGTCAATCATCGTTTGCAAGCTATCATCAAAGATATTTGCCCCGTATCGGCGTGTAATGCCGTGAAACTCCTCGACATCATGCGATACCAATCTTAATTTTGGTCTGCCCGTATCACGATTAAAAGCGAGCTCACCGAAGTTATCAGTTGCATGACCAATGTGATACAACTCGTGGTCAATCAATGCCAAAAACTGCATGTCGGTACACTCACGGCAAAACTCAGCATCAAGCGTGATGAGAAAGTCAGGCTTGGCACCTAACATATCTTCAAACCACATTTCTTGACGTGCCTTGCGCCAACCGCCTGCGTCAATCATGACCTTTTCAGTCTGACCTAAAATACGCTTGCCGGCTTTTTCAAATGGGATATTTGCCCACAAAAAAGCGATTTCATTCACTTGATAATCGACCAAGTGATTGTGATCAGCATTGTGCCAATCATGGTTTTGGTTAAACAGCGTCTCACGCACCCACAGATACACTTCGCTTGCCTCGGCAAACTTGGCTGACGTTTCGGGCGGCATTGGTCGGTTCATAGGTCACATGTAAAAAAGCCCGCCGTTCTGCAAATAGGCACGGGCGTAAAGTAGATTGTGCTACTCGCTTTCACATTCGCCCAACGCACAAGGCTCCTGTTTCCACTTTCGCTATTCAAGGGCGGGGTGACTAAATCCCCTATTCTGTTTTTTACACTCTGGTACGTTCTACAACGGTCAAATTGCAGGCTATAAAGAAGTACTTGAGCTGCATTGGCTGATTAACAGTTGCAGACATCAAGCACAAATAAATCAGATATCGCCATTCAACATGCGCGGGTTTGGTTTAAACCCTGTCCGCTTCATGTAACGCTTAACCGCATTTGGCAAGCCTTTCTTATTTACTGCTTGGCGTTTATCAATCAATCGCTTGGCATGTTCGTCATTGCGTACCATATTCAATCCTTAAATTTCAGACAACAAAAAAGGCGACAATCTTTCGATTTCGCCTTATTTACACTAAACCACAGTTTTACATAATTTAGCATGTCACTGTTCAGTTTTCAATGGATTTCTGCAAGTATTGCATTAAAGTTTTCTCTGCCAAATCAACATAGTTTTGAGCGGTAATATTGTGCATTTTTTTCCGTGTCTTCCGATACTGCGGCAGCTCTTTGGTCAACTTATCAGCGATACGATTGAAGCTATAGCCATAGCGATATTTGAGCTTTAATAAGCGATAATCAAACTTACTATGCTCACTTAGCCAGAGCATAGCGTTATCAATCATCAGCATTTCGGTATCAATCTCACGGCTTGAGCCGCCGCACCCTGTCATACCGTGAATAACATCCCACATGGATTTATATCCTAGATTCATGCTTGAGCCGCGTATTACTGTTGCTGCCCCCACTACAACGGTGCCACCATCCCTTGACCAAGTGCCCCAACGGGTTAGTAGAAGTTTGATATCACTGTGTGAAATTTCACGCATTTCAATTCCTTAAATTTCCCAAATCTTAACTTCAACATTCCCGCCTTTGACCACACTGCCCCGTCTGATTGTGATTTCGTCAAACTGCTCATCATCAGCATACAAATACGCTTTTTGCATCGCATCAAGCAAACCCTTTAACCGGTTATCAATATCGATCCTTGTCTTGGTTTTTGGGTGTAAAATAAATTCACCTCGGAGCCGTTTGGTGCTGTATGTCGTGCCTGCTTTTTTTGCAATGATGACCGCAACTTCATGTGTGAACTTTTTAGCCTCACTGCTTAAGTGGGTGACGCGCTTGCCATTCCATGTTTTTCCCATACGCCAGTATTTATTGACTGATGGTGGAAAGGGTAACACTTCACTAAAAATTAATTTCTCACTCACTGCTCACTCCCTAAAATTAAATCCCCAAATTCGTGTTTAATTGCCCGTCCATCTAATCGCCATTTTGCCCACTGCGCTGGGTGCAGGCTCTCATTGTGTGGGCTTTTGGTGATACGCCCGCTTATATACTTGATTATTTTAAGCTCGTTGGTCTTGTTGTCGCGCCAAGTGAGCTCGCTGCGCTTAACCGCACAGACGTAGTAGCCCGTGCTAGTTAAACGGTGGTTTGGGTGGCTAAGGTGGGTCATACAATCTCCATAAACTTAGTCACGCCAGCTTTAGCGCGATAAGACTGCCAATTACAAACAACCAAGGTCATGTTTTCTTGCAGTCTATCCAGCGCCCTAGCACCAAGACGAGCAAAGAATTGTTCACGGTCAAAATTACTGGTAAAAATAATCGGTTTGCCATTTTGATAGCGGCCATCAATAATCTTTGAAATACGCGCACGATCATCGTCTGCCCAATTGCTATTTACTGCGATATCACCTTCACCAAATTCATCAATGACAAGCAAGTCACAGTTAATCCAAGATTTCATCAAGTCTTCTTCAGTCACTTTGCTGTGAGCCTTCCAAGACGCGCGTACACGCTCAGCAATTTCACTTGAGCGTAGCATTTTGACGGCAAATCCTTTGTCTGAAACGCTAGTGGCCAAGATACTTGCCAACATCGTTTTACCTGTGCCCGTTGAACCAATCATAGCAATGTGTTTACTGCCTTGACCAAAATCAGACAACCAAGCTTTGGCAAAATTCAGCAGCTTGTTTTGCTTGTCGGTTTCAGCTTGCCAGTCCGATAACTTGCAATCGTAGTAGCGTTCAGCAATGCCATTTCTCAGGGCTTTTTCTCGCTTGGCTGTTTGAAATGCCTCATAGTCTTTTTCGGCTTGGGCAAGCTTGTCGCATTCTGGGCATTTAACCTCGTTTTGACGAAAAGCGAATGTTTTCACTTGCTGGATACCGTGAATGTGACAATCAAGCGAAACTGTGACAATGCCAAGATTCGTTAGGCTGTTACCAACACTGGTTTGCTCAGCGTAACTTTGTAGCGGATTTTTCTGAATTAGGCTCATTCAATCACCTCAAAACCTTTAGTTTTTACTGATTCGCGGGCAGCTTGTTTCGCTTTTTCCTCAGCTTCCCATTCTTCATACGTCATTTGTGACACTGGCGCTACAGGTTGATTCCAAACCACGTCGACGGCCAAAGGATCGTCTTTGGTGCCAAAGCGTTGCTCATTGGTTTGTGATGATTTTTTTTGATAAATTGGCTTGGAATTTTTCTGAGAATCACGAATAATCCAATCGCGTAGTTTGTTTTTGCGAAGCGAATCGGTAGCTATGGGTTTACCCAAGACTGCCTGTTCAGCAAAGTAAACTTTGAAATCTGAAGCATGACGGTCATAGTCTTTTTGATTCAGCTGACCTTGGAATCCTGCTTGAAACAAGATTGAGCGCATATCATCCAAGGATGGTTGTTGCCAATTTTCAATATCCTGAGCATTGGCTTGTTTTACCTGTTCGGCTTTTGCTAAAACTTCATCGGCTGTTTTTTGCTCATGCGCGTTAGAGAGAGAGTTATTTAATTGGTTATTGGTTATTGGTTCTTGGTTATTGGTTGGTTGAACGGTCGTTGAACGGTCGTTAACTTCTTGTTGAACGGTCGTTGAACGGTTGTCATTATCTTGCTCAACGTCTGTTTTATTCTCGTTTAACTTACGACGGGCGTTTGCTGATGCCTTACCTGCTTCAACCGCCTTTGCTTGCTTGCTTTGGTATTCAGCGATTTCACTATCACAGCGTGATTGATGAAAGCCATCTTCTTTCTCGGTGAAAAAATCATCCAAGATATTATTTACGGCAGTCTGCAATTTTTTTGTTGTTGCACGAAGATAGCGATAAATTTTTTCTTTATCGCCAGGTAATGGTTTTTCGTTTGAGTAGTACCAAGCTAAGGCGCGGTGATACATACATTCTTCTTCAACCGATAAATGAATGGTCGCATTGTTGAAGTCGTTAATGTTGTGGCTGTAATAGTGCATTAGATTTTCCACTCCTCTAAAGTTTTACTTCCCTTGCTTCTGTTGCAGGATTCACATGCGGTAACGAGATTTGACAAATCGTTTGTGCCGCCTTTAGAGATAGGGTGAATATGATCACACTCTAATTTTGTGTCAGTCGCCCCACAATAAGAGCAGGTGAAATTATCTCGATTAAAAATTTCTTGCCGAATTAATTTCCATTGGCTCCACGCTAAGCGGTTGTAATCTGTTGCGGTTTTGAATGGCTTGAGTTTGATAGCGATGATTTTTTTATCATCCAAGTACGCACTAAATAACTCATCATTTTCGATAGAAAAAATGCCAATATTTGTGATAGTTTTTATGAAGGCTTTTACTTTAGATGAAGATAAGCCAGTAATGGCACCAATAATTTTTGTGTCGTTTGGGATAACACCATTCTTCCAATAATCCATCATGAGCAAGTAAAGCCCACCTACTTGTTCAGTAGTGAGCCTAGTTGTCATGGCAAGAATGTCACCGATATAGATCGGCATCCAGATTGATACATCATCTTGTTTTGACATTGTTGTCCCCTTGCTTATTTAGATTTTTCATGGTTAAATATCCTTGCTTATTGATTTATTGATTGATACCAAAACCCAAGCGATTGCCGTCGTTTGGGTTTTTTCATGCGCGCTTGAAGCCGTTAACTAAATACTTTTGATTGGCATGGTTAATAAAGCGCTTCTCTTTAAATGTCACCAACTCGCCACTTTTAACCATTTTCTGGCATTGACCGTGTACCGAGCGACGGCATGACATATCTTGAATGTCACTAGGGACAATCTCACCATGCGCGTTTAAGTGGCGGTAGATAAGCGTCACGGTACTGACTTTGCCGTATTGCGACCAAATATTTGCCGCGCTTGTCTTCTCAGTTTTTTTAAGTCGGTCCATACCGTTACCGTGCTTTTTTAGCCAAGCATCGGTATCAGCTACGGTAATTTTTGATTTTTTGGCATAACTTGAGTGTTTGGCCAATGGATCATGTCGAGAGTATTTATCAAGTTCGCTCATCGTGTTGGATTCCTGCTTGTGTTCATCAGTGCGTTAAATAGTCCGCGCGCTGGGTGTTGATAGTGGGCATCGTAAAATGCTGCCAAATAATTAATATAAGCCGGATGCCAGCGCTTGATTGGGTAGCTTGGCGCGTCTTGACCATCAATCTTTTTTTGCCAGTTTTGCAACCGGATAATAAAAAGCGCGTTAAAAAATACGATTGCCATTAGGTTCTCCTTTTGCCAATTGGTTACCATTTATTCAAAGCACTTTAAGACGATGATGCTTTGCCTTTCTTCTGATTTTTGCGTCTTGCTCATCGGACCATTGCTGAGCAACTCTTGACGCGGTTTGTTCTAGGGTTTCCCC